TCTTGTGTTGTTAATTTTTTCATCAAAACTTCCCTCTAAGCTCCTCTTACGCCATTCTCGACCTGATCGCAGTCGGCCTTGGTCCCCAATGCATTGACTGGGCAACTCTGCTGATATAACTATAAACAATAAAACCTCCTATCATAAAATTCGCATTAATTTAATCTTTTTTGTCTTTCAATCTGTCCACGATTACTTTAACTGCATTTAAATCTTCTTTACTCACATCTTTAAGGGATGTTATCAGTTCTTTATATTCCGTATTATCTGATAAAAACCGTACTAGCTCTACGGCTTCAGGATCAGTGTCGGAAGTGTTCGTCTGATCAGACCAAGACCAACTCTGCATTGAGTTTTCGAGCTCTAAGTCCTTAGTCATCATATCATCAAGGTCAACATTGAAATACGAGGAAATCATAGATAATACTCCAATCTTAGGAGTGTACTTTCCACTTTCCCACTCGCTAATGGATGACGCACTTTTTCGCCCTAAAGCTTCCGCAAGTTGTAATTGATCTATATTATGTAATTGACGTAAGTATTTTAAGTTTTTTGCAAACATAGCTGTATCTCCGTAGTTACAGAAGCTGGGCTGATCAGTTGTAAGATTATCAATTACTGGTGTAACATCAAGTAGATATTCGGGAGTAGTGTTTAAAGCTCTTGCAAAATCATCGATCCTATTTAATGGAAATTGTCTTGTACCATTAAAATATCGTGAAATAGCAGACTTAGCCATATCCACCCTGCGTGCTAATTCGCTAAGTGATATATCTTTTTCAATACAGAGATTTTTTATTAGTTCTATTATTTCATTATTCGATCTCATAGGAGCAACCTCTCTCTTGTAAAGTTTTGATGGATTAAAATTTCCTCCGTAGTTCTTTCACTTTTCCAATCACTCTGACTGGCAATGCATTTACTTCCGCAGCACTGTAATATTTTGGTTCATAAGATGGGTTGTTAGATATCAAAGCAATTCCATCAGCATATCTTTTAATTCTTTTACACATACCGTAGTTGTTACTGACAGTCACAATAACCACATCTCCATCTTCCCACGCAGCTTCTCGGTCTATGACAACGGTATCACCATCTTGAATGGCTGGCATCATCGAGTCCCCTTCAATTCGTACACCTATAATGTTATTGCGTGGTTCTCTATCATAGTCTATATATTCAATCACATCATTATCTGAAAACATTGGTTGCCCCGCCGCAACAGTTGATAAAACTGGTATGCGGTATGTACCTAAAGAGGATTTCTGTATTTCAGGGTCTTTCGGATCGAGCAAATCAGTCTTACTAATGCCAAAATAATCTGCTAATAATTGTATTTTTCCCATTCTAGGTAGTGCTATTCTTTGAAGCCATGTATTCAGCGTCTGTGGTGAGACTCCAATTGCAGTAGCTACTTCCTTCTGCGTTTTTTCGCTCTTATCTATAAAATGTTTTAAATTAGTAGCGAATATAATTTTTTGTTGTTCATCTGTTGGGTGCCCTCCACCATTAGTGATTGGATAGTCGTCACTATTCCAGCCCATTAAGTATGCGGGGGTCGTATCGAGTATTTCAGCCAAAGGTTCGAGTGTTCCAACAGGAAGGTTTTCAATGTCATTACTCTCATACCTATAAACAGTTGCCCTGTTTTTCCCTAATTTTGTAGCGACCTCGTCTACTGATAATCCTAGTTCTAATCTTCTTTGTTTTATTCTATCTCCAGTTGTCATACGAAGTCCCCTTTCATATCTAATTCATGTAATGACATTATATAATATATTTCGCAATTATGCAACACATAAGGCACTAAAGCAAATAAATTTCGCACAAAACGCAAAAAATAGTTGACACACTGCAAAATGTGTTTTATTATGAGTTTGTTGCATTTAATGCGACAAGGAGGTGAGAGATAAATTTATGGTAAATGGTAACAAACTAAAAGGAAAAATTGTAGAGTGTGGATTGAGTGTATCGCAATTGGCTGAAATCATAGGGGTTGACAAGGCGACTTTGTACAGAAAGATCAACTCAGATGGTAGTAATATATCAGTTAATGAAGCTGTGAAGATTGCAAGGGCTTTAAATCTGTCACTGAAAGATGTGAATGCAATTTTTTTTGCTGATTTTATCGCATAATATGCGACAGGGAGGAAGAATGGAAGGATTACAAATTTTTAGTAACGCTGAATTTGGAGAAGTTAGAACTTTAGTTTTACACAATGAGCCTTGGTTTGTTGGGAAAGATGTGGCGGAGGTGCTGGGATATGCAAATCCAAGTAAGGCTCTGTCAGACCATGTTGACGGAGAGGACAAACTCAATAACGAATCGTTATCGGGTTTAGGACAGCGTGGTGGTTGGCTTATCAATGAAAGCGGTTTATACAGCTTAATCTTATCAAGTAAGCTGCCAACCGCAAAGAAATTCAAGCGGTGGGTAACTTCAGAAGTCTTGCCAAGTATCCGCAGGACAGGGGCCTACGGAGTGCAAGTGCCAAGAACATTGAAAGAGGCATTGCAACTAGCACTTGAGCAAGAGGAAAAGCTCGAAGCATTACAACTAGATAATAGCATTAAGACACAGCAGATTGCAGAGCTTCAGCCAAAAGCGACATACTACGATCTTATCTTGCAGTGTAGAGACTTGCTATCTATGACGGAGATTGCGAAAGATTATGGTATGAGTGCGAAAGGCATGAATAAGAAGCTGCATGAGCTGGGTGTGCAGTATAACCAGTCTGGCGTGTGGTTTTTGTATGCGAAGTATCAAAGTGAAGGATACACACAGACAAAGACGCAAAACTACAATAAGCCAGATGGCAGTCAGGGAGCAAGGACTCATATGTACTGGACACAAAAAGGAAGATTATTCTTGTATGACTTCCTTAAATCAAAGGGGATACTGCCGTTGATTGAAAAGGTAGGTTAGGAGGGAAGAATGACAGTAAAACCAATAAAGATAGAGATAGTAACAAGCCATATCTCTGACATAGAGAGAATAGTGGAGGAAGTTAGAAAGTTAAGAAAGTCCAACCCTGACGAAACGTTGGAGGTTATTATCAGGGTTGAGAAAATGTGTTCTACACACAAGGCTATAAAGGCAGATTTTAAGAAGCCTCTGGATTACCTATTGCTACTGCAATTACTTGATCAAAAAACAGGAAAAAGCTTGGTGTAGAAAAAGTTGAAGGCCCGTTATTAATTGTAACATCTTTAAGTAGTATGAAGCCGTCATTCTCATTGATATCTTTGAGGCTTTGAATGTTTTCTTCGTATCCGTCAAGTGAAATACTAGCAAGCATCGACATTAATCCTTGTAATGTGCTTGGATTGGATTTGCTGTTAATTTCACATGGATATCCGGAGATAATGCCGGCAGCAGTTACAAAAACAAGTTTGTTACTTCCTATTAATTCACCAGGTTTGTCACTTGAAAGATTTGAAAGTGAATTAATAATGTGCTTTTTTAGGCTGATTTTAGTCATACTCATATTCCTCCTTTCTAAGTACTCGGCTTGGCAGGGCCTGTAAGGATAGTTTAGGAGAGATTTAGAGTAAAGTAAATATAAAAATAGATTTTAGGAGGCAAGTATGGAGTTTCCGAAACAAATAATGAAAATGTCAGAACTTAAAAAGCTTGGATTTCCGATACCGCTACTGATGGAGGCCTACAGAGATCCGAAGCAGAACTTTGCTACTAAGATAGACCCATCAAAGCCAAACTCAAAGATTATTTTTGACACAGTCGGCTTTGATAAGTGGATAGCAAAGAGGATAAAAATACAAACTGCGGAATTTGCAAGTCAGAGGAGAAGGCCTGCAAATGGAGCAGGGTGGAAGATAGTAAGAGAGGTAAGATAAATGGAGAGGTCTATCAGGACAAAAAGAGTTGAGCATGATATGTCTGCCACAATTGGACAGATACTCATGGAGCGATACTCTTTTTGTCCTGCCATGAGCAAGGCGGAAGTAGAAATGAAGTACACAGTAAAGGAGATAAGAAAATGAGGAATCAGTTGAAGATGGGCTATGTAGAATACGAGGAAATTGAGAGGGGAAGGCTTGAAGAGCTTGAGGAGGCGGAAGAAGAGCTTGAAGAGCTAGAAGACAGAGTGGCTCTTGTGAAAAATACACTGTTTTTCATCTTTGTCTTTGCAATGGGTGTGGCCTTAGGGCTACACCTGTAAAATTGTAAGGCTTACAGAGATTGGCAAGAGGTGATGGAATGACGAGATTAAGAGATTATTTAGAGTACTTGTTACCTGCGCTTGTGTTCGCAGATGCGAGTATTATCAATTTAACTGTGAACGGTTCAACGGTAACACTCGTGCGATCAGCTAAAGCGGATATCGAGCTGGATGCAAAAGGGCTGAGTGCAGCAGAAATCATGGAGCGATTAGGGAAAAAACTAAGTGAAGGACAATAAAAAAGGAGAAAATGATGAAGATTAGTTTACAGTTTGACGGGTATGACGAATTTACGAAGTATATGGGGAGATTTGCGGAGATTACGCATTTGCTCAAAGGGGAGACAGGAAAAGCAACAATCCAGGTTCAGATGCCAGCGGAAGTGAGCACCACACCACAACAAGCAGTTACACCAGTACAGCAAGCTGTTGTTCAGACACCACAAGAGGTTCCATTTGCACCAGTACAGCAAGCTACTCAGTCAGTTACACCTGTTCAAACTGAGGTGCATAATTATACATTAGATGAGTTGTCGAAAGCGGCGGTACAGCTGATGGACGCAGGAAAGCAAGCTGAGTTAGTGTCGTTGATCAACACTTTCGGTGTCATGTCCATGCCAGAGCTTCCAAAAGAGCGGTATGGAGAGTTTGCGGTGGCACTGAGAGAGTTGGGGGCACAGTTATAAGAATGACAGAATGTGATTTTTTGGAAGGATAGGAGAGAGTATGGGGCATGAAATGAGAAAACACGCCTTGCTCAGTGCGTCTAGTGCCCATCGGTGGCTGAATTGTCCACCGAGTGCAAGACTAGAAGAAGGACTGCCTAGCATCGTATCAGATGCGGCAAGAGAGGGCACACTGGCACATGAGTTAGCTGAGCTAAAAGTTAGCTTATATTCAAGACCTTTAGATCTATCGAAGAAAGCGTATACAGCGGCAGTAAAGAAATTAAAAGAAGACGAGCTTTGGGACGGTGAGATGGAAGGCTATACAGACGAATATGTCGAGTATATCAAAAAGACGGCTACAGCATTTGATTCTGTGCCATACATTGATGTTGAGAAACGGCTTGACTTAACCCAATGGATTCCTGATGGCTTCGGTACAGCGGATTGTATCCTCATCGGCGGTGGGGTACTCCATGTTATTGACTTTAAGTATGGCAAAAACCCAAATGGCAGGGTGGAAGCTGATCACAACCCACAACTGATGTGCTATGGCCTCGGAGCTTATCAGGCATTGAGTCTAATTTACAAGATTGAGACTATCCGAATGACCATTGTACAGCCTAGACTTAGTGATGGAATCAGCGAATGGGCTTGTACAGTAGAGGAGTTACTAGAGTTTGGCGAAAAAGTAAAGAAAATAGCAGACCTTGCCATTAAAGGCGAAGGGGAGTTTAACCCAAGCGAAAAGACTTGTAGATATTGCAAAATCAGAGACCGTTGCAAGGCGAGAGCAGAAAAGAACGCACTTCTTGTTCTAGAAACAAGTAAAGATTCAAAAACACTTACTAATGTGGAAATTGCAAAGTACTTAAAACAGGGTGCAGATGTGTCAGCGTGGCTATCCGATTTACAGGCCACAGCACTTGCAGAGTGTCTTGCCGGCCGAGAGGTCCCTGGGTGGAAAGCGGTAGAAGGCAGAAGCACAAGAGACTGGTCGAATATGGATAAAGCCTTTGAGGTCCTCACAAAAAGTGGGATTGATGAAGCGATGCTGTGGGAGAGAAGACCACTAAGCCTTGCACAAGTGGAAAAAGTCGTGGGCAAGAAAGAGTTTGCAGAGTTAGTTGGAGACTTCGTAGTAAGAAAGCCGGGTACACCGACTATAGTCGAAGAATCCGACCGAAGAAAGCCGATAGATACGATATCCGCAAAGGATGTATTTAAATAACATACAAAAAGGAGATTAGAGATTATGCAAAGTAATAGTGTGACAACAAAGGAAGTAAGATTATCCTATGTGCATTTGCTTAAGCCATATGCACAGCAGACTGGGCAAGCCCCAAAGTATAGCTGTACCGTTCTTTTACCGAAAGCAGATGTAGAGACAAAAGCTGCTATCGACGCTGCGGTTGAAGATGCAAAACAAAGAGGAGTTAGCACAAAATGGAACGGTGTGCTCCCACCTAAGGTGGATGTTCCTATTCATGATGGTGATGGCACAAGACCATCAGACGGTATGCCGTTTGGGGCAGAATGCAAAGGCTGTTGGGTATTTACTGCGTCAGCGACAGAAAGCAGACCACCCGAAGTGGTAAATGCACAATGCGAGCGAATTATTTCAGCAAGCGAGGTTTACAGTGGTATGTATGCCCGCATAAACATTACCTTTTTCCCTTATACGGCTAGCGGAAAGCGTGGAATTGGAATCGCACTAGGCCCAGTACAAAAAACAAGGGACGGAGAGACGCTAGGCGGAAGTACTCCATCAGCTGCGGATGTATTTGGCAAGCCAACTCAAGCCCAGCGGATTAACCCTATTACTGGACTACCAATGTAACTTCATACGAATGTAGGGAGGGCTTGATGCTCTCCCTTTCATCTAGGAGGAGAAATGAACCATTTGAGTATAGATATTGAAACAAAAAGCAGTATTGATATCGGTAAGGCTGGGGCATATCGGTATGCTCAGTCTAAGGATTTCGCAATACTGCTTTTTGCGTATAAGGTGAATGATGACGCTGTACACATTGTAGACCTCGCAAGAGGCGAATTAATCCCTGAGGCTATAATTTGTATGCTTAGTGATGAAAACACAATAAAACACGCTTACAATGCGTCATTTGAATGGTACTGCTTAAACCGCGCAGGATATAAGACACCAATTGAACAGTGGCGATGCACAATGGCCCACGGACTGTACTGTGGCTATACAGCCGGACTAGAAGCAACAGGTAAAGCCATTGGACTTCCATTAGACAAGCAAAAATTAGCAACAGGTAAGGCCTTAATTCGATACTTTTGTGTTCCTTGTAAGCCTACTCGAACAAATGGTAATCGAGTATGGAATGAGCCACATCACGATATGGATAAGTGGAAGCTATTTAAAGAGTACTGCATTGGGGATGTCGTGGCAGAGAATGCCATTTTAAAACGATTAGAGCTATTCCCTATGCCTGAGTCAGAAGAAAAGCAATGGCAGATGGATGTCTTAATGAATGCGTATGGCGTAAAGGTCGATAAAGAATTGATCGATGGGGCGCTTGCGATCGATGCAGAAAGTACTGATCAACTTACGAAAGAGGCCATCAACCTAACAGGACTTGCCAATCCAAATTCGACCACGCAACTTTTAGCGTGGCTATCGGAGAAGAAAGTTGAAGCAAAGGACATTCAAAAAGCTACAGTGGCAAAGTTAATTGACGAAGTTAAGGACGATAGAGTCAAAAGGGTACTAGAAATTCGTCAGCAATTAGGAAAGACTTCAGTAAAAAAGTACGAAGCGATGAAAGAGTCTATGGGAGAGGGCGACAGAATCCGAGGACTGACGCAGTATTACGGGGCCAACCGTACAGGACGCTGGGCAGGAAGGCTAGTACAGATGCAAAACCTTCCACGAAATTACATTGGAACTCTTGATATGGCAAGAAAGATGGTGAAGGCAAAGGACTATATTGGGCTAAAACTGGTCTACGGCAATGTTCCAGATACGCTCTCCCAGTTAATCCGAACCGCCTTTATCCCTTCAACGGGGCATAAATTCGTAGTGGCAGACTTTTCTGCCATTGAAGCTAGGGTGATTGCCTGGCTAGCAGGCGAGACATGGGTTAATGAGGTGTTTGCCACGCACGGTAAGATCTATGAAGCTACAGCATCACAAATGTTTCATGTGCCGATTGAACTCATTAAAAAAGGCAATCCAGAGTACAGTCTTAGACAAAAAGGCAAGGTTGCTACACTTGCACTTGGGTACCAGGGTGGAACAGCAGCATTGGTTGCTATGGGTGCACTTTCAATGGGGCTATCAGAAGATGAATTACCTGATATCGTGCATAGATGGAGGACCGCCAACCCTAGAATTAAAGATTTATGGTATGCCGTTGAAGCGGCTGCTATTCAAGCTGTAGAAACGGGGCAGGCCCAGGCAACACACGGACTATTATTTACAATGGAATATGATTTGGTGTACGGACAGAGCTTTTTAACGGTTACCCTACCATCAAGGCGAAAATTGTTTTATCCAAAGCCATTCCTTGCACCAAACCAATTTGACTCTCCTGCTATTCACTATTATGGCATTGATCAGAGTAAAAAATGGAGTGTGGCGAATACCTATGGCGGAAAGCTTACTGAGAATATCGTACAAGCAATCGCAAGAGATTGCCTTGCGGTCACGCTACAACGGATTCACAAAAAAGGCTTACAGGTCGTGTTTCATGTGCATGATGAGGTGATTGTAGATGCCCCTATGGAAACGACCGTAGAGGAGCTTTGTGGCATTATGGCACAGCCTATTGAATGGGCACCTGGGCTAATCTTAAAAGGTGCTGGGTTTGAAAATGACTATTACATGAAGGACTAAGGTATGAAGAATGACAGAAAAATCTTAATTAGCTCTGCGGGTTCAAGAAAGGCCGTTGTTTGGTCAAGAAGTAGCCTATTATGGTCAGAATTTACACAGAAGCTAAAAGTTCCTGTTCGAGGGCAGGAGACAATGGAAGAATACTTAAATCTTCCAAAGCAAAGGCAGGATGAATTAAAAGATGTGGGCGGTTTTGTAGGCGGAACTTTTAAGGATGATCGAAGAAAAGCCGCTAATGTAGAGGGGAGAGACCTTATCACTCTAGATCTGGATAATATTCCCACAGGAAAAACAGAAGATATTATCAAGCGTGTGACGGCCTTAGGATGTGCATCTTTAGTTTATAGTACAAGAAAGCACGCTGCATATGCTCCGAGGTTACGAATTGTAATTCCTTTAGATAAAACAGCATCAGCAGATGAATATGAGCCGTGTGCAAGAAAGTTAGCTTCACTGATTGGGATTGAATTCTGCGACCCAACTACATTTGAAGCATCGAGACTGATGTACTGGGCAAGTACCTGTGCGGACAGTGAGTATGTATATGTGGTCAATGACATGCCGTTTTGTAGTCTTAATGGTATTTTAAACACTTACGGAGATTGGCAAGATGTGACGCAGTGGCCACAAGTGCCTGGAGCTGAAGCCATCGAAAGAAGAAGGCTAGCAAAACAAGAAGATCCGACAACAAAAAGTGGCGTTGTGGGTGCGTTTTGCAGGACTTACCGTATCCAAGATGCGATGGAGAAGTTTATTCCGGGAATGTATGAGCCTACAGCGATACCTGGGAGATACACCTATACAGGAGGCTCTACCGCAGGCGGGGCTGTCATTTATGACGGAGACTTATTTATGTACTCCCATCATGCTACAGACCCTTGTTCTGGTCAGTTAGTTAATGCATTTGACTTAATTAGACTACATAAGTTTGCAAATAAGGACGACGAAGCAAAGCCAGATACGCCAGCCAATCGACTTCCATCCTATACGGCGATGGTTGCCCTGGCCCTAGCAGATAAATCAGTAGCCGATTTAATGACAAAAGAGAAGTTTTTATCTGCTAGAGAGGCATTTGCAAGTTCCTTTCAAGTTCCAGAGTCTGCAAACAAAGCGTTAGAGGCTTCAGAAGATGACCTTGAATGGGTCAATCAGCTAGCAAGAAATGAGTCGGGGGCGATTCTTAAGACCGTCAACAACATGATTATTATCTTAAAGAATGATCCATCATTAAAAGATAAAATTGTCACTGATGAGTTTGCTGGCCGTGGCCTTGTGATGGGTGCTGTACCATGGAATGCGTCGAATGAACGCAGACAGTGGGACGATGCAGATGATGCAGGGGCATTTTGGTATATGGAAACCTTTTATGATTTGGGCTCAAGAGACCGACTAGATGATGCCCTGACTATCGTGGGGGCAAGTAATACCATTAACGAGGTAAAGGAATACCTGCAAGGCTTAAAATGGGACGGTAAGAAAAGAGTAGAACGACTTTTACCCGATTACTTAGGGGCTGAAGACAGTGTATACACCCATGCCGTAATGAAAAAATCACTATGTGCGGCAGTGGCTAGAGCCATGTCAGGAGCTGTGAAATACGACTATATGCCAATCTTTACTGGACCACAAGGGCTAGGTAAGTCCACATTCCTTGCCATTTTAGGTAAAAATTGGTTCTCAGATTCATTAGCTACTTTTGAAGGAAAAGAAGCGGCTGAGCTAATTCAAGGGACTTGGATCAATGAGGTTGGAGAGCTTACAGCGATGACAAGGCAAGAAACCTCCGCAGTAAAGCAGTTTTTAAGCAAAAAAGAAGACATTTATCGTGCAGCCTATGGAAGGCGGACAGAAAGGCATCCACGGCGGTGTGTGTTCTTTGGAACGAGTAATGATGCAGAGTTTTTAAAAGATGCTACAGGTAACCGCAGATTTTGGCCAGTAGATGTCGGGGTATTCCCAGCAAAGAAATCGGTTTGGAAGGATTTGCCCGAAGAAGTAGATCAAGTGTGGGCAGAGGCCTATATGTATTGGTCTTTGGGAGAACCATTATATCTTAATAGTGAACTGGAGGAGTTGGCCAAAGAGCAACAAGAGCAACATAAAGAATTGACAGGTAAAGAAGGCGTTGTTCTTGATTACCTTGATAAGATGGTTCCTGCCAACTGGGATTCCATGGCCTTAAGTGCAAAGCGGGCATTCATTCAGGGCAATGCCACTGGTGTAACAAAGCTAAAGAAGCTTGACAGAGTATGTGCAGTGGAAGTCTGGGAAGTTTGCTTTGGAGGTGACAAGCGATATATGAAGAAGTCAGATGCCATAGAAATCAATGCCATCTTAGGTTCTGCAAAAGGCTGGGTGAGAACTCTATATTATACTTCCGATTACGGAAGACAGAGAGGGTTTAAACGCATTTAGCGTGGAACAAACTACGGAACAAACCACGGAACAAAGTCACAAACGGAACAAACTATGAATGGAACAAACTTTTTTTGTTCCACGATTGTTCTATGACTTTGTTCCGTGATAAATGGCTTATATTCGTTATTTATTAGCAATGGAACAAACGGAACAACAAATCTATATATAATATAAAAATAGGGGAATTAGGGGGATTAGGGCGTATATCTATAGCCCCTAGCACGCCTATTTGAAATATACATATACGCGTGTAGAAAATTTGTTCCATTGTCCCAAGAGGAGTAAAAGATGTTAGAAAGAGATTTAGAACAGAGATTTGTAAGGGGTGTTAAGAGAGCAGGCGGGGGATGCTTTAAATGGGTCAGCCCAGGTAATGCAGGTGTGCCTGATCGCATTGTCGTCATTGATGGACGAGTGATATTTGTCGAACTAAAAACCGAACACGGTAGACTAAGTATTTTACAAAAAGCCCAGATTAGAAAATTGCAACAACATGGTGTAAATGTGAAGGTCCTCTATGGTCAAGCTGAAGTTGACGCTTTTGTTGCAGAAATGAAAGGCGGTGAGGTTTAATGCAATTCGTTCCCCACGCATATCAAAAGCATTGTATAGACAAAATTATTGAGCTAGACAAAGTAGGACTGTTCTTAGATATGGGATTAGGAAAGACCGTGACGACGCTGACGGCCATCAAGGAATTAAAGTATAACCGCTTTCAAGTTCGTAAGGTCTTAATTATTGCACCAAAGAAAGTGGCTGAAGGAACTTGGACAAAAGAAAAGGATAAATGGGACCATACACAAATGCTTCGAGTGTCTCCCGTTCTTGGGTCAGAGAAAAAAAGAATAAAAGCAATTAACACACCATCAGACCTCTATGTCATCAATCGTGAAAATGTGGTATGGCTGGTTGATTATTATCGCAATGCATGGCCTTTTGACATGGTCGTCATTGATGAGTCCAGCAGCTTTAAGAATCACTCTGCAAAGCGATTTAAGGCACTTGTGCAAGTAATGAGTAAAATTAAACGCCTAGTTGAGCTCACAGGAACACCGAGCCCAAATGGGTTAAATGATTTATGGAGTCAGATTTATTTGCTTGACGAGGGTAGACGGTTAGGCAAACGGTATGGGCAGTTTCGAGAACGCTATTTTGATCCAGGACGACGAGGCCCGCAGGGCTTTGTGTATGATTACGACCCAAAAGACGGTGCAGAGCAGTCGATACTTTCCGCTATATCCGATATTTGTATCTCCATGAAGGCAGAAGACTATTTGCAGTTACCTGATATGGTAATCCATGAAATCCCTGTGTCCTTAGATGCGAAAGCCGAAAAGGCCTACAAGGAGCTAGAACGAAAAATGATTTTAGAGCTTCCAGAGAACGAGGAGATTAGTGTAACCAGTGCGGCGGCACTTAGCAATAAGCTTTTACAGCTTGCAAACGGTGCTGTGTACGATGAAGAGCATAAAGCCCATGAAGTCCATACTAGCAAGTTGGATGCCTTTCTTGAGCTTGTAGAGAGCTTACAAGGCAAACCCCTGCTTGTCTTTTATAACTTCCAGCATGACAAAGAACGAATCTTAAAAGTGCTAGGCACAAAGAAGTTAAGAGTTAAAGAGTTAAAGACCGTGCAGGATGAGGACGATTGGAACCATCAAGAAATTGATATTTTGCTTACGCATCCAGCAAGTAGTGCCTATGGGCTCAATCTTCAGCAAGGCGGAAATCATGTATGTTGGTTTGGATTAACCTGGAATTATGAGTTGTATACGCAGGCAAATAAGAGACTACACAGACAAGGACAAACCGAAAAAGTCATTGTGCATCACTTGATTTGTTCAGGCACACGAGATGAGGATGTGATGAAGGCCCTGAAGAAGAAAGAGGGCGTGCAGGACTTTGTGATGGAAAGCTTAAAGGCGAGAATTCGAAAAGTAAGGGAGGGGCTAAATGGATAAAAATATCTTAGTGGCGTATATTGATGCTTGTGCATTGGTTACTGAGACAGAACAAAGAATTCAGATGTTGAAGAAAAAGCAAGAAGAGTTACAGACCGATCGAGTGACTGGGAGTAACCCTGATTTTCCCTTTGAGGCAAAATCCTTTAAGATTCAAGGTTTAGTTAGTCAGTTAGGGGAGATTGAAAAGCAGGAGAAAATATTACAGGCTCAGATGAAATCCGCACAGGAGCTAAAGACTGCCGTGGAAGCGTGGTTGCCAAGTGCACCCCTGCAAATGCAGAGAATCATCCGATTGCGGTTTTTTGAAAAGCTTTCGTGGTGGGCCGTGGCTAATCGGCTGGGACAAAATCATACTGGGGACGGAGTTAGAATGAGAGTTGAGCGGTTTTTGAAAAAAAATTAAATTTTTTTATGAAATGTTCGTTTTGTTCGTTTTGTTCTGGTATAGTGATAATTGAGGAACAAGGATTTCTCGTAAACACTGTACATAGCCTCCGTAGCATGGCGTGTTTTGAAACTTGCAACTTACAATCTTTTCTTACAGTTTTGTGATTTCTCCTTCTAGGCAAAGGCACTGCGGACGAAGTAATGTCTTTGCCATAAAAGAAATCTACAAAGCAAACAAAGATTAGTCCTTTCAACGAGTCATAACTTAGTAACAGTTCCTGGAAAAGCATCTAAATGCAGTTTTGCGTTTAGGTGCTTTTTAATAGCCACAATAAAAGTATTTAGTGTATTTTGTTCACAAATTTTCAAAATTATATTGACATATCGGACACGATATATTATAATATAAGAGTAGAAAGGAGGTGAACAGAATGGGGAAACGAAGTTCTCGAAAGAAGAGAAATAAAAAGACTCCCATCAAAATCAATCCTATTGTTAAACAGATTTTGATAGGAGTTGCAACTGGAACACTGGTTCATATACTGGGTAAGTTAATTGACCTGGTGTTCTAGCTAGTAGGGCAGGGGCTTGTTGGTGACAAGTCCCTCTCTAAAAAGAATAACACAAGAACCCATTCGAGTAAAGATGTTAATTGAAGTATTAAAAGTAGTTGCTAAAGTTATGCAAATCGCGGGTATTGTAATCATTGTTGCAAGCTTAGGCAGAGGATTTTGGTATCTTATCACAAAATACTTAGACAACAAAAGGAGAAGGTAATGGCAACGGCACAATCAAAGGCAACAAGAAAGTATGAGGCGAAAGCTGGTTGGATGTCCAAGACCTATAAGCTGAAGCGTGAGGTCGTAGAGAGATTTGCACAGGCTTGTGAAAAGCAAGGTGTTAGTCAAGCAGGGCAGTTAGCGAGAATGATGGAAGAGTTCATCAAGGAAAGCGAATAGCGAAGTATAGAAAGCACTCTAGTAATAGGGTGCTTTTCTTGTCGCTTTTGAAAGACAAGATTAGAATTTTCAAGGTACTTCTGAGGGGGTGTCCCATATGCGGGGCGAGGAAAGTGCGACATTTTTGGCGATAAAGTATAAAAAAATGTGGCAATTCCTTCCTCTCTAGGTGAGGGAGGGTGTGAGCAAAAATGTATGTCAATCAAAAAGAGTTGGCCCATATTTTAGGGATAACTGATCGCCGAGTACGGCAATTAAAAGAGCAATATGGGCTATTTGCGAATGCTGAGACTGTTGAAAGTAAGAAAAAGTATAAATTAGACTCCTGTGTCCAAGAGTATATAGCGTATAAACTTGAATCTGAGGGACAATCTGAGGGGAGTATTGATCGTACAAAAGAGCAAGCAGAACATGAAAGAGTTAAAAAGAAAATTTCTGAGCTGAAGCTGAAAAAGCTTCGTAATGAGCTACACTATGCAGAGGATGTTCAAGAATTCCTCACAGATATGCTATCTAATTTTAAGAATAGTATGCTTGCTTTGGCTCAAAGATGTGCACCACTAGTCGTTGGTGAAGATGATACCAAAAAAGTTCTAGGAATTATCGAAAAAGAAGTTTACTCTACATTGGAACAGTTATCAGAGTATGATCCAGAAGCAATTGAGCGGGGGCATATAGATGATGATGAGGAGGATGAAGATGATTGAGAAAGGAAGTTAGAATGTGTCAAAAATCAGTGAGAGGGGGAAGGCAAGAAAAAGAACAAGGGGGCTGTTTGTAAGGATCATTAAAAGTACTTTAAAGGCACCTGAAAAAATAACAGTAAGTGCATGGGCTGAAAAATATCGAATATTGGATGAATCGAGTAATTTTGCTGGGAGATGGAGCAATGATATTACTCCCTATCTTGCTGGAATAATGGATACTTTTAATGATCCTGATATACAAGAGATTAACTTTTGTAAACCAACTCAGGTCGGGGGAACAGAAGCTATTTTAAATATGCTAGGATGGATTATTATGGATGATCCAGCACCGACGATGATTGTTTATCCGGATGATGATTTAGCGAAAGATACATCAAATGATCGGTTGAAGCCTTCTTTGTGTAAAACGCCAGAGATAAAATCGAGGTTTTACGAGAACACATCTAAAGAATTGAACTTAAAGTTTCGTGGAATGCGAGTTTATTTGCGGGGGAGCAATTCGCCGAGTAAGTTAGCAAGTAAAGCAATAAAATATCTTTTTTTTGACGAAATAGACAAAATGAGTGGTGCGAGTAAAAAAGAAGCTTCACCATATGCCCTTGCAAAAGAAAGAACGAGAACTTTTCCGTGGAGTAAAAAAATTTATACTTGTTCAACACCTACTCTAAAAACAAATTATGTTTGGGATTTACACGAAAAAGCAGATGAACAAAGGAAATATTTTGTGCCTTGCCCACATTGTGAGGAACATATTTTGCTGTCATGGAGTCAAGTAAGATTTCAAGGTGGTGAGGATAAGACGAATGAGGAACGAGCAAATACAGCAGTGTATGTTTGCCAAAAATGTGGTTGTTTAATTTCTGATAAAGAAAAAGTGAAAATGCTACGAGAAGGGGAATGGAGAGCAGTTAAAAAGAATTGTACAGGGAAGGCAAGGAGTGTTTCTTTTTGGCTGAATGCTTTGTACTCTCGATTTTTAACATGGTCGGAAATTGTCTTGGAATTTTTAAAATCAAAAGATGACCCAGAGCGACTTCAAAATTTTGTAAATTCTTGGCTCGCCGAGCCATGGGAAGACACGAAGTTAAAAACGAATGCGGAATTGGTCATGGATAGACAGACTGATTTGCCAGAACTAGTGGTTCCTTCTTGGGCTAAGATGTTAACTGCTGGAGTAGATGTACAAGAAAATAGCTTGTACTGGAGTATTCGGGCCTTTGGGAATTACTTTACATCACAAAATATTGCCCATGGGCAAGTGAATTCGTTTAATGAGATTGAAGAAGTGATGAATCTTGAGTATAAGAAAGAAGACGGAACGCCAATGCTCGTTCGTCTTTGTCTTATTGATTCAGGTTATAATGCAGATGCAACTTATGATTTTTGTGCACGAAATTCTGACTTTGCTCTGCCAGTAAAGGGTTCTAGCAATCCAATGCAGAGTCATTATAAATTTTCTACAGTTAATCGTACTGCATCAATGGCCCACGGAATGAATTTGGTTATTGTTGATGGTGGAAAATATAAAGATATGATTGCTGCACGAATGAAAAAAGAAAATGGTGTTGGCTCCTGGATGGTTTATAAGGGTTGTGATGAAGAGTATGCAGAGCAAGTGACATCTGAGCATAAAATTACTGTGAAAAAAGGTAGTAATTCAAGCTTAATGTGGGTTCTCAAGCATTCGCACGCAGATAATCATTATTTAGATACAGAAGTGTATGCAATGGCTGCTGCTGATACTTTGGGTATTAGAATGTCACACTTGCAGGATGAAATTCAGAAAACGAAACACGATAGTAATAGAGAGCAATCTCAAACTTATACGGAAGAAACTTGGATAAATCAAAATGAAAGGTGGTTGAGTTGATGGCACAAACAACAGAAATGATGCTTTCTGAAGTAGAAACTGCGATTACTACAGTACTAACTGCAGGTCAATCATATAAAATTGGTTCGAGGTCATTAACAAGAGCAGATTTGAATTTGTTAATTAAGATGCGAAATGATCTACGAACACAATTAACTCAGGAAGGCTCGAATGGGCTGTTAGATAATACATATCTTGCAGTGTTTGAGGGGCGATAATATGAGCTGGTTAGATGGTTTAATACAATTTATATCACCCGAACGAGCAGTTAAGCGTGAGGCATGGCGGCAGACACTTGAGCAGATGCGAAATTATGATGCAGCGAGCTATGGGAATGGAAGTGCAAACTGGAGATCTGTGAATGAGGCAGCAGAAGCTACGGATAGGTATAGTAGAGATATTGTTCGTGCGAGGGCAAGAGACCTTGAACGTAACTCTGATATGATGAATGCTATTATTGGGGCATACACACGAAATGTTATTGGTGGTGGGTACAATCTTCAGGCCAAGACGGATAATGAAGAACTGAATGCTTACCTAGAAAAGGCGTGGCGTAAATGGTGTAAAAAAAGAAATTGTGATGTAACTGGAACACAGTCGTTTTTGCAAATGCTGAGAATGTGGGTCCAACGGAAAAAAATTGATGGCGGAATTTTAATTGTGAAGCGATACACAGAAGGCGGTTTTGTGCCATTAAAGTTACAGATGTTTGAAGTCGATGAATTGGATATTAATCAACTAACACCTAGATTGTTAAACAATAAGGTTGTTGGGGGTATAGAATTTGATTCTTATAATCGCCCAGTTGGATATTATATTCGGCAATATAGTGTAGATGGAATGACACCTTTAGGATCAATTTTTATTGATGCAAAAGATGTCATTTTTCTTTACTCGAAACATAGACCCTCGCAGATTCGAGAAATGTCAGATATGTCTCCTACAATCAATCGAATTCGTGATGTAAATGAGTTTATGACTGCTGTTTCAATTAAAGAGCGTATTTTAGCTTGTTTGTCAGTATTTATTAAAAAGCAAGTACCAACACAGAGCTTTGGAAGAAGCGGGACAATAGCCTCGCAACAAAGTTATGAAGGAAAGACGATTGCTCCAGGCATGATTCGTGAATTAAATGCGGGTGATGATGTTCATGTAGTGAATCCAGCAGGCCAAGGAGCAGATGCTACAAATTATATTGCAGTTCAACAAAGAATGATTGCAGCAGGTCAGGGTATTAGCTACGAAGCCACTAGTCGAGATATGTCAAAGAGCAATTATTCTTCTGCTAGGCAAGGCATTATCGAAGATGAAATGACTTATGCGAGTGAGAAAGAGCTTTTAATTGAGGCTTTAGATGAAATTTATGAAAGTTTTGTAATTTCATTATGGTTGTCTAAGAAGATAGATATTAAAGATTTTTGGGAGAATAAAGATAAGTACTTTGAGCATATTTGGATTGTCGCTCCAAAGCGATGGATTGACCCACAAAAAGAGGCTAATGCAAATAAAATAGCACTTCAGACAGGGCAGAAAACATTTATGCAAATTTCAGCAGAACAAGGAAAAGATTGGAAAGAACATATAGATGAGATTGCAGATGTATTAAGCTATGGCAGAGAGAAAGGTGTTGATTTAGGAGGTATTATTTTTGGAAAATCAGAAGGAGAGATATATGAATAAAATGAGAGTTAAGGCAAGAGCAGAGCCAACAAAACAGATGACTAGAGAATTGACAACACATAGTATCAGAACGGTAGAGGGCACTGGAAATGAGAGGAAATTTATTCTGTCGTTTTCTTCTGAGGAACCATATACACGCTTTTATGGAACAGAAATTCTTGATCATAGTGAAGGTGCAGTTGATTTATCAAGATTAAATGAAATTGGAGTTTTACTTTTTAATCACGATAGAAATACCGTAATTGGAAAAATCAATAGGGCGTGGATTGAAAATAATAGAGGTCAAGCTGAGGTTGAATTTGATACGGATGATAAGTCTGAGATTATTTATCAAAAAGTGAAGAGCGGAACATTAAAAACGACTTCCGTGGGGTATGTGATAGATTCGTATGAAGATGTATCGGTAAATAAAACTTCAAAGGATGGAAGATTTAAAGGTCCAGCTGTAGTTGCTGTTAAGTGGACACCTTTTGAAATTTCGATTGTAAGTGTGCCTGCAGATCCAACAGTAGGCGTGGGTAGAAGTTTTGAGCGTGGTCGCTCTATGGTGTGGTTTGAAAAGCAACTTAAAGCTAATCAAAATATGATAGGAGATTGATAATGGATAAAAAAGAATTAAGAAAGCAAAAATTGGAACGCCAAAATGAACTTTTGGCTGATGCAAAGGCTAATGAGCGTGACTTAAGTTCCCATGAGCAAGATGAATTTGATACTCTACAAAAAGATATTGACACTTTGACAGCGGAAATTAATTCAGAGACTGAGCCTACAGAACAAAGAGCCATTGAGGCCGAGAGGGAGAGAGTCAGAACTATTATGTCTTTGTGTGAGGATTTTGGTCTTAACGCTCATACATATATTGAGAGTGGAATGACTATTGATGGAGTAAGGTCTGCGGTACTTACAGACTTAAAAAACAATAGAGCACCTGTGGCAGGAAGGGGTGTTATTGTAACTAAAAGTGAAGAGGACAAGTTTAGAGATGCAGCGGCAGACGCACTTTTGATGCGTGGTGGTGTAACCATTCAGAATCCAGCTGATGGTGCACGAGAAATGAGAGGGATGTCCCTACGAGATATTGCTATTGAGTCACTTACGAGATCAGGTGAGGTGGGGCTTAATAGAAAAAGTTCAGATGAGTTGTATGGAATGCTGAGTAGACAATTTTTTAATCCCTCTGCTGCATTTCCTTCCATCCTTGACACAACAATTAATAAAGCCTATGTTGAAGGACATAAGAATGTCGAAGTTACTTTTGATAAGTGGACAAAGAAGGGTAGTTTGGCTGATTTTAAAGTGAACAATAATCAATACCTTGCGGGGGCTGCTGGAGAATTTATGGAAGTGCCTGAAGGCGGGGAGATCAAAGCAGATAAATTCAGTGATGTTAAACGGCCAGCAAGGCAGTTGAAGACTTATGGCCGTCAATTTACCTTAACGAGACAAGCTTTTATCAATGATGATATTGGTTTAGTTACATCTATTCCTGCGAAGTATGCTGCAGCTGCAAGACGCACAATCAATACACAATGCTATCGAATTCTAGTTGACAATCCTGCAATTTATGATGGAACGCAATTATTTAGTGCAACTCATAAGAATTTACTTGCGACAGGAACTGGAATTACGAGAGACGCAATGCAGAAGATGATCACCGCTCTCGGAACACAAAAGGATGAGTTTGGAAACCCAATTATTGTTCGTCCAGGTACATTAATTGTTCCAGCAGGAATGGGATTTGATGTGGTAACGACTATCAATTCTCCAACCATTAATACTGCTGATAATCAGCAAGCCGTAAATCCACTGTTCCGATATGCATCTTCAATTCAAGTGATTGAGGATCCGACAATCAATGTTCTGTGTGGGGAATTTGGCAATATTATGCCGTGGTATCTCATCGGCAATACTAGTGATACTGACTTCATTCAAGTTGATTACTTAAATGGACAGGAAATTCCAACAATTCGTAGAATGGAAGCTCCAGGAACTCTTGGATTCATTTGGGATATCTATCTTGACTGGGGGATTTCGGTAATGGATTGGAGAGGTGCAGTTAAAAATAATGGTATTGTAGTTACTAATCCATTAGCATAAAACAAAAGGAGGTGTTAGATATGGCAATGGCAACATATTGGCAGAGAGGCGAAGCCTTAGATTATGTAAATAACAGTACAGATAAGCTCGCTGTTGGCTCAGTTGTAAAACTTGAAGGAAGAGTTGGCGTAGCTGGGGATACGATTATGCCAAGAATGAAAGGAATTCTCCATGTGTCTGGAGTATATAAATTTTCGAAGACAAGCACAAATGAAATTAAGATGGGAACCTCAGTATATTTTGATGACACAGGGATTACAGAAGCTTCAGGTGGAACACCAGCAGGTTATGCAGCTGAGACGGCCAGTGCGGATGCAAAGGAAATTCTTGTAAAGATTGGATAGGTGGCGTATGAGGAAGTTAATTGCAGTTTGTCCTATTTTATACCTTGGATCTTTATATAATGTTGGTGATACTTTACCCACATTTAGTAGTGATATGGTGAATGCTTGGCTCGGTGCAGGCACGGCAGTATGGAAAGACACAGAGAAAGGAACTTCAAATCCAACTGCTCTGCCTGCTTCAGCTGAAGCAGGTTTATCTGGGAGTGTGATGTTTGGAGAGTCTGATGGTCAAGATTTAGTAGGGAAGGTACCAAAAACAGACAAGAGAAAGAAGTGATGTTATGTCTGTTTTTAAAGATATCGTAAAAAGAGATGTCCTAACTACATTTCTTAATTTGGATGAATTTGGTGAGAAGCATAGTATAGATGGTAATAATTTAGTGCTAGTTTTTGATGATGTGGAGCTGGTAAAGCGAGAACAAGGTCGAGTTATCACACAAGATTATGTTGATGGGATTTATAAAGACAGAAAAATGTTTTATGTAAATGCTGACGATCTTGAAACTAAACCAAGAATTGGAAGGATTTTACTTATTGATAACAGAGCATATCGAGTTACGGATGTCACAGAGGAGAGTGGGATTCTTGCAATTACAGTGGAGGTAAATTCACATTGATTGATGTAGCGATAGAAGTCAAAGGAATTGAAGAGATTATGAAAGCCCTTGAAGGTGATGTGAGAACTACTAAAAAAGCCTTACGTAAAGCCATCAATGATACGGCTAAAGATGCAAAGAAATTGATTGCCCACACCGCTAATCGTGAGTATGCAGGAACTAAAATTAAACTTGGAGCATTAAATAGTGCAATGAGTATTCAGAAAGCTACGATGGATAGTCTTCAAGCGACAATTAAGGCAAAGAATCCAGCAAATGACTTGTCAGATTTTAAAGTTACAAAAGGTGGAAAGAGAAGTGGCGTGAAAGCGAAAGTTCTTAAATCAAGTAGCTTAAAATCATTACAGGTTGGGGATATTAAAGCTTTTCTTATTACTTTTGGCTCTGGTCATACAGCAGTTGTTCAGAGAGTTAGTGGAAAAAGAGCACATAGCCGAAAAGCTGGGCGGAAGCGAACGATTACTAGACATAACATGGCATTAAAGGCATTGTATTCTGTGTCTACGACTACGATGCTTGGTGGTGAACATGGGTATGGGAAAGTACAAAATGAAATCCATAATAAGTTACAACAACATATTGATCATGAAGTGATGAAAGCTCTTACAGAAGGAGGAAAATAATGGTGTCATTTGCACTTGTAGATGAATTGGCTGAAGCGTTAAAAAGCGAATTAAGGGACTTGTACTTTGAAGATGCTTTTGGCGAGAGAACGAAATTAAAAATTTATAAGCAAAATTTATCACCACAAAGTGAAGACACTGATTTTTCACCATTCCCTTATGTTATATTGAAGCTTTTAAGTGGAGTAGCACCAATAGATGAGAGAGCTAGCAATGGGGAGGGTATTCGGTTACTTATTCTTGTTGGAACAATTAATCATGAAAAATCAGGTGATGCGGCCTGTAGAGATCTGGTTGGTATCATACAAAGAATTAAAGAATTTTTACAAAGAAAAGGTGCAATAAAGCACTTTATTCTTAGTGATGATATTGAATGGGCCATTCATGAAGAAGATGAGTGGCCTTATGCGTTTGGAGGTGTAGATACAAAATGGAAAACAAGAACGATAAGAAGAGAGGACAGATTGATATAAAAACGGAAGCGTTAGATAGGTCTGATTCTCTCTTGAATAAGTCAAATTTAGAGGAATCAGATGTAGTTTATGTAGGACCAACAATCAGAAATACGGTTACCACAAACACTGTATTTAAAAGTGGTGTGCCAGAAGTATTGAAAGACAAGATAAGGGAATACCCATATTTAAAAGCTCTTTTGGTTGATGTTTCTGATTATGCACTTGCGTTAGCAGAAATTCGTAATAACAATAGTGCAATGGCAACACTGTATAAAAAGGCAGTAGAGGAGGTTGAGTAATGGCATTATATAAACATGGAATTAGGGTAAATGAGGCTGCAACAGAGGTGATGAGACCGTTGAAAGGAACTGCAGGGCTACAAGTTGTATTTGGCACCGCCCCAGTAAATTTAGCTGAAAATCCTATGGATACTGCAAATAAGCTATTTTACTGTGAGGATTATGCATCAGCAGTAAAGTTCTTAGGATACTCGGATGATTTTAAGAAGTATTCGCTTTGTCAATCTATGTTAGCAATGAGAACCTTGAATATTGCCCCTGTGCTTTTTGTTAATGTACTTGATCCAAAGAAACACAAAGAGACAATCACGGATCAAAGTGTTAATGTGACGAATATGAAAGCGGTTATGGATGACAAAGGAATTTTGCTTGATACGGTAGTTGTTAAAAATGCTTCTACACCGTTGGTATTAAATACTGATTATGTTTTGGCATTTGATTCTGATGGAAGATTAAATATTTCGTTGGTTTCAAGTGGATCAGCATCTGCTGCAACAACACTTACAGTGACAGCAGATAAAATAAAGCCAGACATGGTTACAGAGAGCGATGTGATTGGAGGCTATGATGTAATTGCAGGGAAAGAAACAGGTATTGAGCTGGTTCGTCAAGTGTTTTTACAATTTGGAGTCGCTCCAGGTTTATTACTTGCTCCTGGCTGGTCAGATAAACCAAATGTGGCAGCAGCACTCCAGGGAAAATGTGAGAAAATCAATGGTAAGTTTAGCTGTATGTGCTTACTTGATGTTTCTGTAACTTCTGCGGCGAAGTACACAGATGTAAAAAGGACAAAGAAAGAATTGGGGGCAACATCTCAATATGCAATTGCTTTGTGGCCAAAGGTGAAAATTGCAGGTTCGGTTATCGCATACTCAGCAGTATTTGGGGCCCTTTGTGCCTATCTTGATGCATCAAACGACAATGTTCCAAACATATATCCATCGAATAAAGTGATTCCATCAGCAGTGAGTGGCTGTCTTGATGATGGTACAGAAGTCTATCTTGACGAGCTACAAGGCAACATATTGAATGCCGAGGGCGTCGTTACTATCATCAATCAAGTTGGGGTGAGAGCGTGGGGGAATAACACAGCAGCGTATCCAACAACAAATGACCCAAAGGATAGGTGGATTGCTGTTAGAAGAAGCTTTTGTTGGTATGAGAATGAGTTTGTTATTCGCTTTACAGAGAAAGTTGACAATCCAACAAATTATAGGTTGATAGAATCATTTATTGATGCAGAAAATATTGCGGGCAATGCTTTAGTGGCACAAGATAAGTTTGCAGGTGTAAAGTTTAGATTTGACCCAGCACAGAATCCGACATCCCAAATCTTAAATGGCGAAATTAAATTTACAGAGGCGATTGCACCATACACACCTGCGGAGTATATTGAGAACACATTTTCTTTTGACCCAACAATGATTACAACAGCACTTGGAGGAGGTAAGTAATGGATTATCCTACAACAATTAATGGTTTTAATTTATATAGTGGCGGAGATCGCTTAATTGGTGTGTCAGATGAGGTAAAAATTCCAGATTTTTCCTCGATGACTGCATCTATTACTGGGGCAGGAATCGCAGGAACAATCGATGTGCCAATTGTCGGCTTCTTTGACTCTATGGAGTTTTCAATTCCGTTTAGAACTCTAGCGGATGATACTTTTGAGGTTATGCAGCCTGACGGTCAAAAAAAGATTACACTTAGAGGTTCTATTCAAACAACAAACTTGGGCTCAGGAGACATTGACTATGTTGGAATGCGTGTAGTTGTACGTGGGTACATGAAGAGCTTTTCGCCTGGCTCGTTAAAGGTGTCTGATGCTATGAGCTCTGAAATTACACTTTCCGTAACTTATATGCTGATTGAAGTAGATGGAGATACGAAAGTTGAGCTTGATAAGTTTAACTCAAAATTTGTTGTAAATGGCAAGGATATGATGGCTAAGAGCCGAGCATATATGTAAATGGGGGTGTGTAACATGATTGAAGATGTAATGACAACAATGACGAAAGAACAAGAAGTATCAATGGTTGAGGCAAAAGAGACGACAGTTGTTGATAGTGCAAGAACATTTGAGTTTTCGAAACCTTATACTTTTGAAAGAAAGATTTATGATTGTATTTCACTTGATGGACTTGATAGTTTAACCACAAAAGATATGATTGAAGCTGAGAAGTATACTGTAAGAAATGGGATGTATTCTGCAACACCTGAAATGACTATGTCTTATGCGATGTATATCGCTTCTAAGGCGTCGAAGTTACCAATTGAGTTTTTTATGACTTTGCCTCAAAAGGAAGCATTAAGCTTAAAGAATAAGATTATGGGTTTTATTTACAATATGGATTAAGTCATACTGAGGGAAGAAAGTGGCGTAAGACTTGCATACAACTCTCAATAAGATTACAGACAGGCTTAGATTATTTTCTAGGTTTGTCTGTTTTTGACCTAAGTGAGTTAATTGAAGACATGGCGGAGGTGATCAAGGGTGGCCAGTAGAAAAGAATACGAGCTTGCGATTAAAATTGCTGGAAAGATTGATGAGTCACTTGGGAAAGCCACAGGACTTACGAAAAAGCAGTTAAGTGAGATTGCAAAGCAGGCATCAAAGACTAATTCTACAATGCGTGAACAAATCAACAGTGCCTTTAAAGAAATGGACAAAGGATTTGAAAAAATCGAAAAAGTTGTGAAAAGAGCTGCAACAGCAGTGGCAACAATAGGCGTTGCAGGTGCAGCAGCAGCTACTCATGTAGGAATGGCTTTTGAAAGTCAAATGAGCACAGTCCAAGCGATTTCTGGATCGAGTGATACCGCAATGGAGAGACTTGGAGAAAAGGCTAAAGAGATGGGAATTAAAACCCAATTTTCTGCTACTGAAGCAGGAAAAGCTATGGAATACATGGCTATGGCTGGTTGGAAGACGGAAGATATGCTTAATGGCGTTGAGGGTATTATGAACCTTGCTGCAGCATCAGGAGAAGAACTTGCAAGTACTTCAGATATTGTAACGGATGCTTTGACTGCATTTAACTTAAAGGCAAAGGATTCAACGATGTTTGCAGATGTGCTGGCCGCAGCGGCATCAAATTCAAATACAAATGTATCAATGCTTGGTGAGTCATTCAAGTACATTGCACCTGTTGCAGGTGCTTTAGGATTTAGTGTGCAAGATGTATCTGTTGCATTGGGATTAATGGCAAATTCGGGTATTAAGGGCTCAATGGCAGGTACGGCTCTAAGAAAAATGCTCACCAATCTTGCCAAACCATCAAAAGATGTTGTTGACGCAATGGAAACTCTAGGCGTTGTCTTAGATGATGGGCATGGAAAAATGAAATCATTTAGGGAAATAATGCTTGATTTACGAAAAGGTATGTCTGGGTTAAAGGGAGGATCAGAAGAATATAATCAAAGTTTACAAAAATTAGATTCTGCACTTCAAAAAGGCGAACTGAGTGAAACACAATATGCCCAGCAGTTAGAAGCCTTGAATATGAAGTATTTTGAAGCCGCAGGAGTAGCAAAAGCGAGAGCAGCAGCACAGCTGGCTGGACAAACAGGTATGTCTGGTCTATTGGCTATCGCCAATGCTTCTGAGGAGGATTTCAATAAATTGACTGCTGCTATTGATAATTCAGCAGGTGCAGCAGAAAAAATGGCGAATATTCGTCTTGATAATCTACAAGGAGATATTACGCTTGCAAAGAGTGCATTGGAAGGTCTTGGAATACAGATTTATGAAGGCTTTAGTGATACGGCAAGAGGGGCGGTTCAGCTCTTTTCTAAAGAAATTGCGGCATTAACAAAAAGACTTTCAATATTAAGTGCAAAAGTACCGACGATAAAAAGAGAATTGACGAGTGGTGCAGAGGCAGGTCTTGAATTTGCAAAACCACTACTGAATTTAGGAAGCTGGTTTTTGAAAAATCCAAGAGTGATATCAAGTGCATTAATTGGAATTGGTGCAGCGATGGCAACATTTAAGACGATTAGTACTGTACATAAATTAACTGAGGGCGTGATGGGATTAGCAGCTGCATTCTCTAATCCAGTGACAGGTGTAGTTGTTGGAACCACAGCGGCTGTAGGAGCAATTGCAGCCTTTACGGCAGCATACAAAAGCTGGCAGAAAGAAGTTGGACAAAAAAATTTAAGCAATCATTTTGGAAATTTAATACTAAATTTAAAAGATTTAGAATCAATTGCTAGTTATATGGTTGATAATGGATCACTCAGTCAGCTTGATGAAGCTATGTCTGCGTTTAGTGATGTTGGAAAGTATATAGAAAAACTTAATTCAGCAACAGGGACTTTGAAAAAATTAAACTGGAAAGTTGAGCTCGGGCTGCAATTAAACGAAGATGAGAAACAGTCTTATAAAGATGCTGTAGAAAGCTACATAAAGAATGCTCAATCAGCAATGGAGCAGGAACACTTTGCAATGAACTTGAATGTTCAATTAATGACAAAAGATGATTTGCAAGGACAACAAGTTAGAGACCAGTTTAATAAGTTCTATTCTAGTAATGAAGCAGAGCTTGAGGATTTGGGGAAAAAGCTTCAAGACGCTGTTAACACAGCTTTTGATGATGGATTACTTACAATTGACGAAGAAAAGCATATTCAAGAGCTTCAACAGCAGATGGCTAATATTCAACAAAGAATGGCCTCATCTGATTTTACAGCAGAGCTTGAATTGACAGGACAAGGACTAGGACAACTGGATGCTGATTCTTTTACAAACTTGATTGAAAGCGTTGGAAAGGCAGAGGAAGCAGCAACAGAGAAGTATAAAGAGGCAGAAAAACAAGCTATAAAGGGGGCAGTTGCACAATATCAAGCTGGAGCAATTAGTAAATCTGAGTATGAGGATATGGTTAATAGCTTTAAGACACAATATCTTGCTCAAGTCGGAGAAATACAAGCTAAAGGGACGGGAAAGTTAGCAGAAACAGTTTTAAATCAGTATTCTACTGAAATGGAATCGTTGGGACCTAGACTCAGTCAAGCACTAGACAGTTCTATCAATAATTCTTTTGGGCAATGGCACTCAGAACACGATTGGACGATCATGGCACAAGAAAGCACAGATGCTTTGATGCATTCGATACAACAATCACTTCATGTAGACAATGGAACTAAGCAAGCAATGAGTCAGTTGTGGAAAGAACTTGAACCAAGACAGGAAGAGTTACTTGCAACTGTACAGAAATATCAAGAAGCTGGACAACAAATCCCACAAAGTGTATCTCGCGGGCTTCATGATGCCGCAACAGTAGGTGCAATGGCTGGGGATACTGATGCTATGTGGTATCTAGTTGGCGAGAGAGCCCAGAACAATCCACAATATGCTGCAATAATCCAAAGTATGCAGGCGAAAGGACAACAAATTCCTGCTGCATTGGCAGCTGGAATGGCTTCTAATTCTAGTGCTGCTAGCCAGGCAGCAACTACCGTATGGAATCAAACACAAGGTGCAATTAATAGCGTTTTTTCGAGACCAATTCTTGCAAGAGCTCAAATCAACCTTGTGGCAGCTTATTCGCAAAGTCCAAATGTTTTAAGTAATCAAGCAAGAGCGAAAGCCCAAGCTATAGTAAACCAGAAATTTGCAACACCATTTACACAGGCAGTAAAAATTCCAACACCTAAATTGCCAGGTCTTGCAAGCGGAGGAATTGTTGAGAGACCAACTACAGTAAATTTTGCTGAAGATAGTCCTGAAGCAGCAATCCCTCTTAATGGGTCTGTTCGAAGTAAGTCATTGTGGAAAACTGCTGGAGAGCGACTAGGAGTATTAGGCACAGATAATTCTACTTCGAATTTAAATAACAGTGGGTACACAATTAATTATGCTCCAACTCAAAACTTTGCTGGTCAGGCTCCATCTAAAAGCGATATTATTGAGGCAAATAAGTTAAGTATGAAGGAGTTTGAGAAAATGATGCAAAAGTATATGAAAGACCAGAGACGGTTCAATTTAGCCTAAGGCAAACAAAGGAGCAGGTATGGATAGATATACAACGATTCAAGGCGATACTTGGGACAGTATCGCTTTTAAAATATATGGTGATGAATATAAGGTACAGTTATTAATGGAGGCAAATAGAGAATATATGGACATATTTGTTTTTTCAGGGGGGTTAGAACTTAAGTGCCCAGAGCTAACTCCTGCACAAATCATTGGCTTACCAGAATGGAGGTTGTAAATGCCAAGAGCTACGGAACTGAATTTACTTTATGAAGGCAAGCCTGCAAAAATCGGGACAATAGAACAATTTGAGTATGTAGATGAGGCGGAAGGTAAGTCAGATTCCGTTAGTATTACTGTTGATGATATAGATAGTAGGTGGAACAATGGTTGGACGCCAACACACTATGATAAAATTACACCAGCTATCATTATATACAGAGATGATCTTGATTCTATAACATTGCAATGCGGAGAATTTATAGTAGATGACTATTCACTAAGTGCACCACCATTGACTTGTGAAATTAATGCAATTTCCACCCCGCTGAACTATGGCTTTAAGGCTTTACCAAAATCGAAGATTTGGAAAAAAGTTACGATTAAACGAATTGCAGAAGAAATAAGCAAGGAGAATAAACTTTCTCTTGTTTTTGATGCAGAAGATTCCAATGTAATTAAAGAAAAAGAGCAAAGTTTTGAAGCAGATTGTTCTTTTTTATCTAAGCTTTGTAGTGATTACGGAAAAAAATATAAGGTCTATTCAAGCAAGATTGTTATTTATGATGTAGAAAGATATGAAGATAAGGATATAGTAGCTGAAATTAAGCCATATCAATGTTCATCATGGAGTTTTAACACTTGCATACATGGAACCTATACAGGAGCTATTTTTTCTTATACAGATCCAAAATCTGATAAAACATATAAAGTTAAAGTTGGAACAGATGATCGAATACTGTATATGAATGAATCAGCAGAAAATAAGGAAGATGCAAGAGCAAAAGCACTAGCAAAGATAAACGAATCCAATCGAAGTATGTATTCAATGGAGATAAAGCTAAAGCATCCATTTCCATATTTTGCAACCCAAAATGTACAGATAACAGATTTCGGGCAATTTGTAGATGGAAAATATTTCATAAACACAGTAAAACATAGTATTTCGAGCGGTGGGTATGTGGTTAATTTAAGTCTTAGAAGGTTGGTTCCAAGGATTACAAAGTAAGGAGGGAAGCATGGGGGAAATAATACGAGTTGGAAGAGTATCAGATGTCAATTACCAGGAGGGGACAATTTCTGTATATTATGAGGATAAAACATCAGCTGTAACTTCATTCATGCCAAGCTTGTCAAATGGTGAATATAATATGCCTTCGGTTGGGCAAATGGTGGTTGTAGCACACTTATCTAATGACACAACAAATGCTGTTGTTTTAGGCACAATTTGGAATCAAGGAAATCAGCCTTCTAACTCAGGAAAAGATGTGTTTGGAAAAGATTTGACTTCAACGACACGATTAGAAGCACAGAATGGGGATATTATCTTAACAACATCACAAGGAAAACTTAGTATTAATGATTTGATGAATAGATTAGGCGATCTTGAGACATCTGAAGAAGGGGGCGAATAGGTGGGAGGAATAATACGGACAATTGGTAGTTGGGGAAACGATTTAGTGTTCAAGGTTTCTTCTAAGCAAGTAATTACATTTAAAAGCATTCAACGCACTGTCTCAAATCGATGGAGTGAACATACAGCGTTGTATGGAAAGTCAGCTAGAGAGTTCCAGGGTGCAGATTTAGAAACTTTAAAAATGACAGTAACACTTTTTGCTTTTCTTGGGACTGACATCCCAAGAATTCTTAAAAATCTTGAGAATTGCGTAAATACAGGAAAAGCAAATTACTTAACTCTTGGCGGAAGAAAAATTGGTGACGGAAAATATACTTTAGATGAAGTTTCAGAAACATTTGAGTATGTAACTAATATGGGAAAACTTATTGAATGTGATGTTTCGTTAACATTCAAAGAGTATGCATAATATAAAGGTGGGAAAATGATAATCGAAGAGCCTAAAGTGGTTACAAACATAAAAGAAGATGATATTTTGTTAGAGTGTCTTAAAGTGCTTTTTAAAACCAAAGAAGGTGAATGTCCAATTTATAGAAAATTTGGTTTGTCAAATGTTTTTGTTGATGCGAATGTTGGTGTCACTCAAGAACTCTATGCACAAGAAGCAATTGATAAAGTGGAAAGATATATCCCACAACTTGAAGTTGTACAAGTAGAGTTCAAAGTATGTGATGATGGAAAGATCTTTCCATCAGTTACAGTGCAGAGAAAGGAAGTGAAAAATGGAGATTTTCGATAGAATCCCTGACATCAGCTTCATTGGCAATTTATCACTTGAGGATGAAGAAAGAGCTCTAATAGAAGCATATGAGAAAAAATATAAAGAGCTGACAGGAGTAGAAAAGTATTCATTACCTTTAGCGTCACCATATCGCTTAATTATTAAAGCAGTTGCATTACAACTATTTCAGGGATTTATGTGGCTTGACAATATGGGGAAGATGAATCTTTTAAAATATGCAAGAGGGGAATACTTAGATGAATTGGCAGTAGCGTTTGGAATTGTCCGTAAAAATGGGGAAAAGGCAAAGACTAAAATTCGTTTTACTTTGTCTTCACCAGTGGCTTCTGTAGTCACAATTCCAGCTGGCACAAGATGTACGAATGGGGTTATCTACTTTGAAACTACAGAATTTGCACAAGTAAATATTGGAAATACATATGTTGACATAAACGCAGAATGTACAGAAATAGGAGTTAAAGCTAATGGATTAACTGAAGGAACTATTAATTCATTAGTAGATTCTGTGGCTTATGTAGCAAGTGTATCTAATCTTACAGTGTCAAAATATGGTACGAATATTGAAAGCGATGAAGATCTAAGAGAACGTGTGTATCTTGCACCGTCGATATATTCAGTTGCAGGATCTTCAGCAGCTTATGAGTACTGGGTAAGAGAATTTTCTGTAAATATTGCAGATGTAAAGATAACAAATCCTAGGCCACGAGAAGTAGATATTAGAGTAGTTTTAAAATATGGTCAGGTAGCAGACAGCGATTTTTGTGAGAGGTTAAAAAAGTTTTTGGACAATAAGCGTCCACTTACAGATCTAGTTCAAGTGTCAGCACCAGATTTATTAAATTATAATATTAATGTTAAATATTGGGTGAATGCTTCAGATAAGGCAAACACAACAGCTATACAGGGTGCTGTGAAGGAAGCAATAGACACATACATCAAGTGGCAAGATGGGAAAATTGGTCGAGATATTAATGCATCAAAATTGATATCATTGATGGTTGAAGCAGGTGCAAAGCGGGTAGATGTAGTAGAACCCAACTTTTCTACAGTTGCTGATACACAGGCACCAAAGATAGGTACTTGTACAGTAACTTATGGAGGGATAGAGGATGATTAGTCTAAAGGAAAGTCATATTACAGATGTGCTTCCGCAATGGATGGGGTATGATATTGAAATTCGAGCATTAAGTTATGCAATTTCCCAGAGTTTTATGCGGTGGCAAGACAGAATTTTATGTGCGAGAATTGCTTCAGTAAATACATTGCCTGAAAGCGTTTTAGATGAGAGAGCAAAAGAATTGAACACACCATATTATGATTCTGATCTTGATATTGAATTGAAACGCTCACTAGTAAAAAATACTATATCTTTGTATCGTAAAGCTGGGACAAGATCGGCCGTTGAAGAAATGGTGAAGATTGTTTTTGGCTCAGGGGTTATTTCTGAATGGTATGAGCATGATGGAGAGCCTGGAACTTTTAGAATCGAAACGACAGCAAATCCGACAACAGATATCCTTGAAACTTTTACGACTTTACTTAAAAAAGTTAAAAATGTAAGTGCATCATTAGAATCAATTTCTCAAGGAAGAAGACTAGATGCAGAAACTGAATACATTGCAATGGCAGCAGTCTATGCAATACGAATAACAATTAAATAGAAAGTGGGGATGGAATGGCTTTATTCAATCAAGTGGTAATTACAAAGCGAGGGCGACAATTAATTGCAGATGCAACAGCTTCGCAAAAGCACATCACATTTACAACTGTAAAAACAGGGGCAGGAGTTTATAACGGTAATGAAAATTTGCAAGAAGCTACAGATTTACTAGATGAAAAAAACACTTACCCCATCGTCGCTCTGTCAACTGTATCTGGAGACACTGTAAAACTACGATCACAAATTAGTAATCAAAATGTGACCGTGGGTTATACATTGACAGAATACGGTGTGTATGCAAAGCTAGATAATGGTGCAGAAATACTTTTTGGGATTTCAACTGCACAAAGTGCAGATTTCTTCCCCGCATATGCTAATTCACCAGTTTCGATTTTACTTGAGATGTATTTAAAATTTGCAAATGCAAATACTATTCATTTTGATTTTACTGTGCCGAGAGGGGTTTTTGCAGATGCAGTAGATGTACAAGAGTTAACGATAAGAGTTGACAGAATTAATCGAGTCCAACAGAGAGATTTACAGACTAAAGAAGTATTACTATTAGCTGAAAAATGGCAGCAAGAGGGGAATGTTTTTAAACAGGAAGTGGTGATAAATGGTGTCACTGCGGGTGATAATCCAATTTTAGTAAGGACTATTGATGGGATTCAAAACCCAACAGATGTAAAGGTGTATAATAAAAATTTCAATTATATTTATAGTGGTGTTACAAATACTAACACTGCTATTTTTTATGCTTATAAGCGACCTTTAAGAAGCTTAAAAGTCGGCTTGAAGGGGGTGTAATATGGGTAAAATTGGAATACCTGGCGGAGCAGGCGGGGTCACTTCTGACGATGTAACTGCTTCTAAAGCACAAGTATTACAAGGATATAAGACCGTTACTACTGACAGTGACGATGAGGTGGTAGACGGACAAATCAAAAGTGTGGACTGTGCAGCAAACGATTATAGCTATAATCGCTCAAATTCCTTTGGCATTGATACAGGGCACGGTACATTCTGGATCGAATTGCCACATCGAAATGCTTATTATTGGCGTGCAGATAATAGGCCACACACAGAAATTACAGCGTCTGCCCTTGGCAATGCTGCTGCTGAACAAGTGCTAGGGGGCGTCACTTTTACTAGTAAAAATGGAGTAGCGATTGGAGGTAGCATACCAAGGTGGGTATGCACTACAGGAAATGTAATCTCTGCTGGTGGTGATGGTTCCGCATGGGCTTGGGATGATGTATATGCTGGAAGGGGAAGAGGCGTGATATGCAGTATCCCAAACGGATGGTATATCGAAAACGCAGGATATATCTTTTTACCATCACCAAATTTATATTCTCAAAATGTGGTAAAAGGGGTCAATATCAATAATGTGATTGGGACTAGAGATTGGGTAGATGTTCCGTCTGACAGAACTATCGCTGGAGATGTAGTTTTTAATGTATCAACTTCTGAGCAGCAATCTATGTTGCATTATCATAGAATTAACTTTGCTTCATACGAAGCATTGCTACTAGGAGTAGACCAAGTTGGCATAGATATCAGTAGAGGAAGACGATATGACAAAGGAAATGGGCGGTATCACATTGCTGACATTGCGGTTATAAGAGCTGATGTGCCTTTTTGGGTAAATACTGCGGATGGTTTAATCGCTCAATTTGTTGTTCGTAGAGAAAATAACGGGCTTCTTATATTTTATCAAGGTAATAAAAATTCAACGATTACTTTAAATATTTATTGTCATGCTTATTCATCAGCGATAATACAGGACTACTCTTAAAGGAGGTAAAAATGAAACTTACAGTGTTCTATGACAAAACGACTGGCAATCTTTACGGGTCAACGATTGCAGCTAAAGAAAATGTTGAAATTAGAGTCTTTGATGTACGAGAAGGAGAACTCGTACAAAAGGTGGACTTGGAAAAGGGGGAACTAATCACAAAAACAGTAGGTAGCGTCAGCTCTGAGCAAATGGACGCTTTGAGGTCACAAATAGAGCTGTCAAACAGCAAAGTGGTAGCCCTCGGCCAATCGATTGCTGAGTTAACTACGATGATCTTAAGTAATGAAAAAGACAACGAAGAATAACTATGAGTAAATTAAAAGACATATTCAATAGTATACTCATAAAAATAATTTTTAAATCAATTGGAGGTACAAAAATGAAGTATAAAGGATTAGCAACTGTTTATGCGTATTTAATTATTGACAGAGAACTGACTTATGCAGAAGTTCCAAAGTTTTTGAAAAAATCAGTTAAAGAAATGTTAATTACCCTGGGTGCTGAAGAACTTGCAATGGAGGGCACTGCTGCCACAGATGCATAAAACACATTGTAGAGCGTTTTACAACACATTGAATAATGAGCTACCGCGAAGCGGAGAGTTTCTGTGGATCAGTGGCTCTTTTTAATATTTTTCAAAAAAGGAGATTTTTATGAGTATAGAAGCAGGTAGAAAGTTTTTGAGAGGTGATTACAGTCAGTATACACCGACCGGAAAAAGTTACTTTGTTAAACACGAAGAGTATAGTAAGACACCTCACATAGGCGATATTGTGTACTTTTACAGCGGTTCACTTCGTAGGGTTGCCCACGTTGGTGCGGTAATAAGCGTATCAAAAAAGGAAAATCTTTATAGCATTGATACTGTCGAAGGGAACACGAGTTCAGGCGAATTTGATAGAAATGGGGGTATGGTCGCTATTAAACACTATACTTTTAGAACTTCTCAAGTGGGTGGAGGACATCGCATCGATGGGTTTAGTACTCCACTGTATGATGAGAGTACTTGCAGTGTAGATGATTTTGTGAACACACTAAAAGCGGAAGTCGGATATATTGAGAAAGCAAGTAATAAAAACTTAGACGATAAGGCGGCTAACGCAGGGGATGCAAATTATACAAAATATGGTGCGTGGTATCAAGTAAATTGTGGCGGTGACCATCCAGCATATTGGTGTCAACAGTTTATTAGTTACTGTGCTTTTAAAGCTTGTCAGAAACATCTTGAGAATGTTATAAAAGGTCAGTGGATTAAGCAGAAAGATGGTTGGTATTACAAAGATGAGAATGGCAATGATGTTCGTGGGAAATGGGCAAAAATTGCTGAGAGATGGTATGTTTTTGATGAGGCAGGAAGAGCTATCAAAGGCTGGTTTAGGTCAGGAAATGACTGGTATTATCTCAATCAAGACGACTATGCCATGCTGGCTAGACAGTGGGTTACTGTAAACGGGTGTGGTTATTATCTTGAAAGAAGCGGAGTAATGGCAAGAAATGCATATGTTAAAGGTGATGGGGATATCTATTATTTCGTATCTGAAGAAGGAAAATGGATGCACGAGTATGATACTAAGAGCCCAGATCTGGAAAAATATGAAGTGGCAGAATAAAGGGGGGAGCTTATGAGAACAAGCATTTTATACACGATCATTGGAGCGATAGGAGGATTTATAGCTATGGCGTTTGGTGGATGGAGTGATGCACTTATTACACTTATGATTTTCATGTCTGTAGACTATGTCACAGGTCTCGCCGTCGCTGGTATCTTTAAGAAAAGTAAAAAATCTGAAAGCGGAGCACTGGAATCAAGGGCAGGGTTCAAAGGAATATGCCGTAAAGGCGTTGCTTTACTTATTGTGCTTGTAGCAACAAGACTTGATGTGGTGATGAAGACAACATACATCAAAGATGCAGTTATCATAGCTTTTATAGCGAATGAAAGCATTAGCATAATTGAAAACGCAGGACTTATGGGGATACCAATTCCAAGCGTTATTACAAAAGCAATTGATATTTTAAAGAAAGAATCAGAGAAGGCAAATACAAACTAAACTCTATAAATAGTATGTCGCAAAAATGTCGCACTAATTTACAAGAAGCCTTATAAATAGCCGATTTATATACTAAATATAGGGTGACTTTTAATCAAGTTGTCCCGGGTTCGAGTCCCGGGTGTCTCAGGAATACGAA